AACAGAGATTATACGCAATTTGGTTCAGATATTACATGTGAGGTGTCCAATGGAAAATATTTACAAAGAGGTTGATTTCAAAACCTATTGCAAAACCTGCGAACATAAGGATCTCGAAGAAAAATTTGATCCTTGTAATGACTGTTTGGCAGAACCGATGAACGCAAATTCGGATAAACCTATTTACTGGAAGGAGGCTGAAAATGGTAGATAGTATCTTAGTTAGTGTTGATTTTTCAAACAAAAATGACACTGGAGTAATGGTTGTAGGAAGAAAACGAATGAATCAGTCTGTCGAGATTATCAATGCTTTCCAGGGAGATGAAGCGAGAGAACTTTATGAAAAGCTGGTAACAAAGAAAAAGAAGGAGGAACAGAAGTGAGTAATTACGAAAAATGTAATGGCTGTCCATACTATTATGGAGAAATTGATAGTTGCATGTTTGGCGAGGAAGATGTACCAGATAATATGAAGAAAAAGTGTGAGGTAAATAATGAATAGAACGACAAAAATAAATATTTTGGCATATGCTTCCGAGCCAGATAAAAACTTCAAATATGAGGGTGATATCGTTGACTACAAAGGAAAAAGGTATTTCGTAAGTCTGGCAGAAGAGCGAGTGGAATTTATCGGAATTATTAAGGAGGACAAGTAGAGATGAAAACAATTAAAGAAAATTGGAAACTGGTACTTATCGTGGCCGCTGGGATTGTCGCGGTTATTTTTATGTGTATTTTTGGAATTCAGGGAGCACAAAACAAAGCATTCGCATTGGAGGAACAGGTCAACACTGCTGATTCAGACATTAAAGTTCAGGAAAAAAGACGAGTCGATCTTGTTTATAATCTTGCGGATTGTGTCGGGCAATACGATAAGCATGAGGCTGAAACACTTACAGCTATTGTCGATGGTAGGGAAAAAGCAACCAGTATAGAAAATGTAACCACTGCAATCACTGCTGTTACAGAGGCATATCCAGAATTAAAATCCAATGAAAATTACAAGGAACTGATGAATGAATTGTCCATTACTGAAAATTTAATTGCTGAGTATAGAGAAAATTATAACAAGCAGATTAAAGAATACAATCGCTATGTTAGAAAATTTCCTACTCGATTCTTTTTAAATATTTTGGGATATGAAACGCAGCAGTATCAGTACCTTGATTATGGTGCTCCTGTAGATGCGCCTCAAAATTTATTTGTAGATTGATGTCATGAAAAATAGAGGCTTTGATTTTGGAGATTTTGAAATTACTAAGCGTGAGATTCTGGCAAGTATATCCATAATCGCAATGATGCTTCTTATTGGTTTTGTGATTTCTGGGAGAATTTCAAACTATATTCTGGATCGGAACGAAAAGTACAATAAAGCTATTAAAATCGAAAGCTCTGATCTGTTTGAATATGGGATGAGAACCAACGTCGGTTATGCGTTCGTTTATGGAGATTTGAAGGCTGTTGATACTGTTTCATATCCAGAAATTAACGGGGAGTATATGTATATAGAAAAAATAGAGGAACATTACAATATGCATACACGAACAGTCACTACAACCGATTCTAAAGGAAAGACACATACCAGAACTGAAACTTATTGGTCTTGGGACTATGCAGGAAGCGAAGAACAAAGATGTTCGGAAATTACATTTTTAGGACACATCTTCCCATCGAACAAGGTAGAGTTCCCACGTACTGAACATATTGACACTATAAAAGAATCAAGTCATGTCCGGCATAAGTATTATGGAGTTGATACGGAATATATAGGAACCATATTTACTGAATTACGGGATAAAACCATATCTGATAATTCTTCATTTTATGAAAACAGCACCATTGAAGAAACTGTTGATTATTTGGAAAGCGATTGGGAACTATGGTTATTCTGGGTGATTTGGATAATTGTTATCGGACTATGCGTATTTGGTTTTTACTATATCGATAACGAATGGATTGAAAACTGAAAGGAGAAAATAAATGAAACAGAGCATTATTGCAGTAGATTTTGACGGAACTTTATGCGAGAACAAGTGGCCGGAGATCGGTATGCCAAACGAGGAGCTCATCGAGTATCTGAAAAAGAGACAGACTAACGGAGAAAAGCTGATTCTCTGGACATCCAGAAATGAAGAGCAGACCCAAGATGCCGTAGAGTGGTGTAAAAAGTACGGACTGATCTTCGATGCTGTAAATGATAACCTTCCGGAAATCGTGGAAGCATTTGGTGGAAATTGCAGAAAGATATTTGCAAATGAGTACATAGATGACAGAAATCGCTCTATCGGTTCTTGCCGCGAGAGATCAAATCTCGAACGCTGGGCTGAAAATGAAGTAGCTATTGCGTGTCGTAGAGAAAAACCGGACCGGAAAGACGGAGAATGGGATTACGGTTGTGCTTGCTATGAGAGCGCATTGAAGGCCTTTGGCTCTCTGTGTGAGGACGGTCATTCTGGTTTCAGTATTGGTCTGACTAAGGCTATTCTGAACCGTCTGATCAACAACAAGCCACTTCTTCCAATTGAGGATACTGACGAGGTATGGAGTGATATTTCTGATATGAGTGGTCTGAAGGGAGAAGAGCGTAACTATCAGTGCAAACGCATGTCTTCCTTGTTTAAGTACGTGTATGCTGATGGCACGGTTAAGTACAGAGACGTTGATCGCTATCATGGCGTGAACATCAACTGTCCGGATGCTCCATATCACAGTGGACTGATTGATACTGTTATGGATGAACTGTATCCAATCACTATGCCGTATATGCCGGCTGATAGAGCTTTTAAGATTTATACGGAGGATTTTCTTGTAGATCCGGCGAAAGGTGATTATGATACCGTTGGAATTCTGTACGTAATCACTCCGTATATGGAAAAGGTGGCAATCAACAGATATTTCAAAGAAGCTCCGAAAGGCTTTGCTGAAATTGATGAAGCCGAGTATAAGGAGCGTAAAGAAGCTGCTAAAGCGCGGATGGAGGCAGCCAATGGATCGAAATAGATTTATCCAGTGCATGAAAAGTAATATCGAGTTGTCGGATAAAGAGCGGCGAAGAATTATCAGAAGAAGCGTTGAGAGTCAGCCGTGGAAATTAAAGTGTACGATTGCTATGGAGGAATTCGCAGAACTTACGCAAGCAATCAGTAAACAGATTCGAGGGTATGATAATAGAATTGGACTTTTGGAAGAGATGGCAGATGCTTATATTTGCCTGGAATTCCTTAAGTCCATTTTTAATATTACACCAGAAGAGTTGCAGAAAGCTATGGATGTTAAATTACAAAGAGAAAGGAACAAACAGAGATGAGTAAAGAGATTAAAATTGCCGGAAGTATTTCATTTGGAGGGAAACGCCTTAATGTATACGGAGACCTGGACGCTCCGCTGTTTAAGGCAAAAGATATTAGCCACGCTATCGGCTACAGTAGCGGCAACGAGTGGAGAATGCTCGAAATGTGTGAAGAGGACGAAAAGCTGAAACTACCTTTGGTAGTAGCAGGTCAGAGACGTTCCATCAACTTTGTGACTGAGAATGGACTGTACAACATCCTTGCTCAGAGCCGTATGGAAATTGCAAGATCCTGGAGACGTGTGGTTCATGACGAACTTATTAACATGCGAAAAGAGAAAGGCAGAAACATTGCTGAGCAGTTCGAAGAGTGGGATCACGCAATGGATAACATTTACTTCGATGAAGAAACCGGTCAGCTTATGCAGTCCGTTACAGTTCCTGGCGGAGATGTGATTCAGATTCCTTACGAGAAGGAAGAGTAATTAAAAAGTGGGATATGCTGAACACAGGAGCATAATAATCCAGATTGGTGGGGGTCTGGATATTCTGAAAGGAGAATAAAAATGATTAAATTAGAGCATGTGGTTCTGGCTAGTCCGGAACAGATGAAATTTATTATTGAAGGCATGAGAAACCCGATGAACTCATGGGAGAAGAGCGATAGCCGTACCTGTAGACAAGATGGGGCGTTTTGTATGGAATGTGAACATAAAAACGACTACTGTTTAGGAGAAAATGATCACTCACTCATGCAGCGATTATCCAACGCTGGAACAGACCATAGAAAGTTTATGAGAATGCTGCCGGTGTACGTACGAATCGCAGCACCGTTATATTGGTGGAAGGAATTTGATACATACAAAGTCGGAACAGTTGCTAACAGCTGTAGTACGATGCACAAAATCCAGGCTAAGGAATTCACGATGGATGATTTCAGTTGCGAGCATCTCAACCGTATCGGGACTAGCTCTTTATGGGATATCATCGATGTTTTGAATGCAGCCAGAAGTTTATATTTGAAAGGCGGAGATTATAAAGGCGAGCATTATGACCCAAAGGATAAACAAGTATGGTGGCAGATGATCCAGCTTCTTCCGAGTAGCTATAACCAGACACGTAATGTCATGATGAATTATGAAGTTCTGGCGAACATCTATAAATCGCGTAAAGATCACAAGCTGGATGAGTGGCGGAGCTTCTGCAAATGGGTCGAAGAACTTCCGTATTCTGAGTTAATCATTAAAACAGCTGTCTCTCTTGAAGTTGGACGTATGTTTGGTGAACCATTCCCATGGACCAAAGAGGCAGGCAAAAGAATGGGAGCAAATTCGTGTAGTATGAAAGACGTAGAAGAAGCTATAAAACGTTTCGATCCTAATGATGGGGTTAAATCTCATATGACAATGATTAAGGAGGATTGATAATTTATGGATGAACAATTAAAAAATGCGATATTGCATAAAGCAAAGAAATTAGGGTGTAATATTGACGGAGATTTCATTCGTTATAATAGAAGATTATATTGGGTCGATATCCGTCTGGAAAAAGTAGTAGAGCAAAAAGAATACAAGTGAGGATTAAATTTATGCATTTTACAGTTATTCAAATTATCATCATGTTTCTTATCGGATATGTATGCCTGTACTCTCTAATCGACAGGGTTATGAAGTGTATTGAACACTGTGCCACAGCCAGAGCATACGGACGATTCAGAGAAGCCGGAGTAATGACAAAAATGGATGATGTAGCATCTGGCATCGCGAAGTCAAAAGAGGAGAAAGACAATGCTGAGAAAGGATTTAATTAAGAACAAGATATATGGAATCATATTTATCGTACTTGGAGTGTTGACAATCCCGATCGAATGGGATGCAACGTTCTTTTTATTTACCTTAATGTTGGGCGTTTTATTATTTGTATCAAGAGAAAATTGCATTATGAATTAAGGAGGCGGCTATATGAGCCGGGCTGAAAGGAGAAGAGCACAGAAGTGCGAGCAGAAATCTAAAACCGCTACATACAATCTGACAAGAGCTCAGTTAGATGCCCTGGTTCGAGAAAAGATATCTGGTGAACTGGATAGAGTTAAGCAGGAGGCTACAAATGATGCTATCAATCAGGCGATGATTCTTCTGCTTACTCTGCCGCTTGAAGTGTTGATGGATCATTATTGGCCGAAGTCATATGCAAAGCGGATTCCAGAGTTTACAGAGTATGTTCTCGAATATTATGAAAAGTGGCAAAACGATGAGTTGGATATGGACAAGCTCAAAGAGGATCTATGGGTGTACGGCGGTGTTCGATTAGAAGAAGTGGATGGCAAGTAAATGGGATATTTAATTTTAGGAATTATCGTTCTGACAGCTATTCTTATTTTCGGCGGATATATAGTTCTGTCTGTTATGAATGCTGCAATGTGGATGGACGATTCTATGAGATGGGGAGGTAGAGATGACAGCTAAGGATGACAGAAAAAATGCAGAGGGTTACAACGACCCGACAGCTTACAATGCGATTAAAAACGTGGAGCAGGAACAGGACAAGGATGATGCGAGATTTCATCAGTTACTGAACATGCTGTTTTCGCTTTGTGAATTGGCGGATTTCCATATCGAGGGTCGAGTTGTACTTAAAGACAAGAGAACGGGAAAGGTTTGGAGGTAGGTGCGATGACGAGTATGGAAGAATTACAGAAAGCGTGTGAAACTCTGGCAGAGGCGTGGAACAAAGCTTTGGAGCCGATGGAGAAATTAGCTAAAGCTTTGAATGAAGCCTTCGGACGAATGTACAGTTCTGAGGAAAAAACTCGTAAAATTCGCACAGGCGGAAGCATAAAGCTGTAAAGCGAGTGCCGGATTCTAAGATGTCTACGTACAATTATATGCCTGCTGTGAAGCACAATTTGCCTTATCAGAGACGAAATTTCTGACCGATTTCAGCTAATCTAGGTTAAAAATCTTTGTAGTAGCAGGTCATTTTTCTGCCCACTTTTGGGGTTTTAGGATTTGACCAAAGCCCGGATATTTTTGACCGAAGCTGAAAAATCGGTGTCGATTTGGAGAAAATTTATGAATTTTGGTCAATTTTCTGGCCATTTGCCCGGTTTTGCCCACTTTTAAAAACCCGGATTTGACCAGTAAAAACCCAGTATTTATGCGGGTTTGCGGGCTTTCTGCCCACTTTCCCACTTTTAATACTAAACTATTATAATAGAAAGTTTAAAAATATATAGTAATAGGCGAATAAAAGTGGGTTTTTGACCAGAAGCAAGAAAGAGGTGATTTTGTGACTTACTATAAGAAATTGGTCGAGGATTGGTTGTGCGAACATTTTCCGCATCATTTGCGAGTGAATAAAGATATTCCGAATGGTGCACATGTGACGATGAAAAATGAAATCGCCATATCACAAGAATGGTTATGGGTTGATAATCCTCCGTATCAATCTTTTGAAGATGTGATGTTCGGTTATACCATCCCTAGGGATTTTTATTCAGGCGCCGGAGCTCCGTATTGTGGATATCCAGTTGGAGCATTGTATCCAATGACAGGAGGTGCACCGTGAATGTAAAGCGTAAAGTGACATGGAAAGATATTTTCAATAATTTCAAATCGGTATATCCGCGGCTATCAAAAGAAGCTCGGGATTATTGTCCGTACAACTACATGAGCATTGTCGTATATTTGGAAGACGGAACCAAGGTGATTTATGATGATATGGCAAAGCGTGCTAAGATGCTTGCAGCCTAGGAACTAGCTACAGAATCCACTTTCCATTTAGTGTGCTTCATGCTATACTATAAGAGCCACACAATCTAATAAGAAAAATCGCGTTCGAGGGAATAACTTTGGTAAAAAGTGTATTCTCTTTTACTCGTACCCTTGAACGGCGAAGAGATTGTGTAGCAACAATAAGAGATGCGCTTTTTCGGTGCGTCTCTCAAATTGGGGCGCACTTTTTATTTGCCCTAAATTCCTACTTAAGTATGGAAAGGGTGATTGTATGGGAACGAAATCGAATAAAAATATTTCGGGTGTCATAGGAGCAATCGGAGCTGTTGGCGGTTTGATTACTGCGGTTACACCATTGGTTGAAAAAGCAATAGATAATGCTCAGAATAAGCCAACTGAGAAAATAGATACGAAAGTTACCATTCCAGAATTATATCGTAAGGGATTTCCGATAGACCTAGAACAGGCTGAAGAATTACTGACGGAATGCGGTTTGAAAGTTTCAAAGAGTAAGCTTCGCATAAAGGAAGCTGATCCAAAGTATCGCGATTACGAAGATACTCAAGTTATAGACTCGAACCCTAAGCAAGGCGCAAAAGTGAAAATCGGTACAACAGTTTGTTTGAGATACATAACGGCTGAAGTCATCGAGGAGAGCCAAAAGATATTTGATGATAGCGTTCGTATTAAACGGGAGGCTAAAGAGCAGAAGGCCGCTGAGAAGCAGGAAAAGAAGGAACGTTTGAAAGAAAGTGTTTCTGAAACCATGGATACTGCTAAGAGCGGTTTAGAAAAGATATTTAAGAAAGATCGAAAAGCTATAGAGGCTGAGAAAGGAGAAAAATAGATGAGTAAAGGCGGAAAGAAAAAGCGTAGCACAGCAGGGTTAATCCTGGATGTCGTTTTGACATTGTGTACCGGTGGATTATGGTTGATTTGGATACTGATCCGATATTTAAGAAACAACAGCTGACAACTACATATTTGGACAGAGATGCTTAATCGTGTCTCTGTCTTTTTTTTTTATGCTCTTTTTTGCGCGCGAAAAAAACATGCCCTTTTATGAAGAGAGAGGATAAATAGGCATTTTTATTAAATACCACATCCTCTTTTGAGTTTTTAGAAAATTGAAAGGAGGCTCCATTATGTTGGAAAATAAGTTCCAGGCAAATTTGATCAAGGAACTGAAAGAAAGATTTCCGGGTTGTATCGTGATGAAAAACGACCCGACCTATATTCAGGGAATTCCAGATCTGCTGGTTTTACACAAAGACAAATGGGCTTCCTTAGAATGTAAAAAAAGTGCTGGCGCAAAGAAGCAGCCGAATCAGGAATATTATGTGGACCGTATGAATCAGATGTCATTTTCGAGGTTTATATGTCCAGAGAATAAAGAGGAGGTACTGGATGAACTTCAACAATCATTCGAACCTTGAAGGACAACACGCCTTTCTTGGTGCCAGTAAATATCACTGGATAAATTATGGTGAGGATAAAGTTGCTGAAGCATATCGAAATTTCCTTGCCACACAAAAAGGAACGGTATTACATGCATTTGCGGCACAATGTATTATGCTCAATCAGAAATTACCAAAGTCGAAGCAGACATTGAATATGTATGTGAATGATGCCATCGGATTTAAGATGACACCTGAACAGATTCTTTACTATTCCGATAATTGTTTTGGCACAGCTGATGCAATTTTATTTCGGAATAACTTCTTAAGAATTCACGATTTGAAGACCGGAAAGATTCCGGCACACATGGAGCAGCTTGAAATATATGCCGCTCTTTTTTGTTTGGAATATAAAGTGAAGCCTGGGGATATTGAAATGGAATTGAGAATCTATCAGAACAATGAAATTCTGTATCACAACCCGACGGCCGAAGATATTGTTCCGATTATGGACAGAATTATTACTTTTGATAAGGTGATTAAGAAAATCAGAGAACAGGAGGGGTAAGCTATGAATTCCATTGTGGAAGATATTTTAATGCATTATGGTATGCCACGGCGTTCTGGGCGTTACCCTTATGGTTCTGGAGAAAATCCGTATCAGCATAGTGGTGATTTCCTTAGCCGTGTTCAGGAATTAAAAAAATCCGGAATGAGCGAAACCGACATTGCTAAGAATATGGGGTTGACTACTACACAGCTCCGAACTCAAATGAGCCTCGCTAAAGATGAGCGTCGCGCACTCCAGGTGGCAACTGCAAAAGGTCTTCGGGAGAAGGGTTACAGTTTAAATGAAATTGCCGATAAGATGGGGTTTGCTAATGACTCATCTGTCCGCTCTTTATTGAACGAAACTTCGGAAAACAGAATGAATCAGGCTAAAGCCACTGCTGATGTTCTGAGAAAGCTCATTGAAGAAAAAGGAATGATCGATGTCGGAACCGGCGTTGAAAGAGAACTTGGCGTATCAAAAGAAAAACTTAACCAGGCTCTTTATATGTTAGAACTGGAAGGCTATCCGATTTATGGAGGCGGTGTTCCGCAGGTTACCAATCCCGGAAAGCAGACCAATATTAAGGTCATTTGTCCACCAGGTACTGAGCATAAAGATATTTATGACTTTGAGAATGTCCATTCTGTAAGGGACTACATCTCCTACGACAATGGTGAATCCTTTAGAAAATCTTTTGAATATCCGGCCAGCATGGATTCAAAGCGCTTACAGATCCGTTATGCAGATCAGGGTGGCGTTGATAAAGATGGCGTAATCGAACTTCGTAGAGGTGTGAAAGACCTGTCTTTAGGTGATTCTCACTATGCACAGGTTCGTATTATGGTAGACGGAACCCATTATCTTAAAGGTATGGCTGTTTACTCTGATAATATGCCGGATGGTGTTGATGTAATTTTCAACACTAATAAAAAATCTGGTACCCCGACCAAAGATGTTCTTAAGAAGATTAAGGATGACCCCGATAATCCGTTTGGTTCCTTGATTAAGGAGCATGGTGGTCAGAGTTATTACGATGATCCAAAGGGTAAGTATATAGATCCTGTAACTGGAAAGAAACAGTCCCTTTCGCTGATCAATAAAAGAGCGGAAGAAGGTGATTGGGGTGAATGGAGTAAGACACTTCCGTCACAATTCCTTTCTAAGCAGAGTTTGACACTTATTAAAAAACAGTTAGGTTTAGCAAAAGCCGATAAGCAGGCTGAATATGACGAAATCTGTTCACTGACAAATCCTACTGTGAAGAAAGCTCTGCTGAAATCATTTGCTGATGATTGTGATGCGGCCGCCGTACATTTACAGGCAGCGGCGTTACCTCGGCAGAAGTATCAGGTAATTCTCCCATTAACAACAATCAAAGATAATGAGGTGTATGCTCCAAACTATAAAGATGGAGAAACAGTTGCTTTGATTCGATACCCGCATGGCGGAACTTTTGAGATTCCTATTCTGAAAGTCAACAATAAACTGGCTGAAGGAAAGAGCGTTCTCGGAAACACACCAGCGGATGCAATCGGTATCAATAAGAAGAATGCAGACCGTTTATCTGGAGCGGATTTCGATGGTGATACCGTAATGGTAATTCCTTGCAACTCCACGAAGAGTAAGGTAAAGATTACTTCCACTTCCCCATTGAAAGGTTTGGAAGGTTTCGATACAAAGGATGCTTATGGTGGAACAGTTAAGAAGGATGCCGATGGTGTAGATCATTATTATCGTAATGGTAAAGAGTATAAGATTATGAGAAATACTCAGACAGAAATGGGTAAAGTATCAAATCTGATTACTGATATGACTTTGAAGGGAGCCACACAGGATGAATTAGCGAGAGCAGTTCGTCACAGTATGGTTGTAATCGATGCCGAGAAACACAAACTGGATTATAAGCAGAGCGAAATCGATAACGGTATTGCTTCTCTTAAGAAGAAGTATCAGGGGAATGTGGATTCAGAAGGTCATTACCATGAAGGTGCATCTACTCTCATTTCAAGAGCAAAATCCGAGACACAGGTTCTTAAGAGAAAAGGTTCTCCAACTATCAACGAGGATGGCTCTCTGTCATACAAGTCTGTTAAGGAAGAATATGTCGATAAGAATGGGAAAATCCAAGTGAGAACTCAGAAGAGTACGAAAATGGCTGAAACAAAAGATGCTCGTACTCTTTCTTCAGGTACCCCCCAGGAAGAAGCTTATGCCGACTATGCAAATTCTATGAAGTCTTTAGCTAACCAGGCTCGTAGAGAGATGATGAGTACCGGTAAAATCGCTTACTCTGCTTCTGCTAAGGCGACTTATTCTGAAGAAGTAAAGTCTTTAAATGCTAAGCTGGATTTGGCTTTGGCGAATGCTCCTAGAGAGAGACAGGCTCAGACAATGGCGAATGCTACAGTTGCAGCTAAAAGAAAAGACAATCCGGATATGACGAAAGCAGAAGTTAAGAAGGCCAGTCAGCAGGCTCTGGCACAGGCAAGAAGTTCTGTAGGAGCCAAGAGATCTAACATTGAAATTACGGATAAAGAATGGGAAGCTATCCAGGCCGGAGCAATTTCTGAGAATAAGCTTACACAAATTCTGAATAACACGAATGCTGATACTATTCGTCAGAGAGCAACTCCTCGTGCAAGCACTGCTCTGAGCACAGCTAAACAGAATCGTATCACCGCACTTAGCGCATCTGGCTATAGCACTTCAGAGATTGCGGAAGCTCTTGGGGTTTCTTCTTCGACAGTTTCTAAGTATTTGAATGGAAAGGAGTGAACTAAGTAAGATGAGGTTTGCACTTACAACTTTTGATAATCCTTATGATCCATTTGAACAGTTCACTCAATGGTTCATGTTTGATGAGGAAAAAGGTTATCACACAACTGCTTACCTTGGTCGAATCGCTCGAACATCGGATCAGTTATCGGATGAAGAGAACAACAAGGAAGTAGAGCGAGCTATTGATGAGATAATCCGTTATGATTTCCAGAACATCTATCGAAAGGTTACAAGTAAATCGGAAACAAATGAACATAAAGAAAAAGCTTCTTAAAAATGATTTCATCGGCATATTAAAAGCCGAAACCGCCAGTGCATGATTAAAAGGGGTATAGGGGGGTGTCTAAAAAACATACCCCCACCCATATCGCGGCGGTCTTTAAAATTTCCCCGGAGGGCATTTTTAGGGAGCCTTTTCAGCTGTTCCAGTGTTTAAAAGGGTCTATAACTCATGATATTTGACAACGGTTTCTGTGGGATCGGCTCAAAGTTAGTTCTCCTTTCGTTGAGTAGCATTGTCATGATTTGTAGGTCCTTTTAAATACTGGAAAAGTATGTGAGAACTATCACAGAAATAACGAACAACTAAATGGAAGGAGGCATCAACTTTGAGGAAAGCAAAGCAATCCGAGTCTTCTAGGATGATGCGTCCAGCATTAACGCCAGAAGCGAGAGAAAATCAGCTTGTTTCATTGGCGGTTGACTTGGCTGAAAAGCAGTTACGAGAGGGAACAGCCTCGTCGCAGGTGATTACTCACTATTTGAAGCTCGGTTCAACGAAAGAAAGAATTGAAAAAGAGATTTTGGAAAAACAGAAGGAACTGATAGAGGCGAAGACTCAGAATCTGAAATCCATTGAAAATTCGGAAAAGCTGTATGCTGATGCATTAAAGGCATTTCGTGGTTATAGCGGTCATGGAGATGAGGTGGATGATGCTTAAATGTTATTCAGAACTCTTGCGACTTACAACCTTTAAGGAACGATACGAGTATCTTCGTTTGGATGGAATGGTTGGTGAAGAGACATTCGGATTTGATAGGTATCTTAATCAGATATTTTACAATTCTCAAGAATGGAAGGACATTCGGAGAAAAATTATTATTCGTGATAATGGATGTGATCTCGGATTGGATGGTTATGAGATTCGTGGAAAGATTCTTATTCATCATATGAACCCAATAAGGCAGCAGGACATATTGTTGCGGACTGATTTGGTTCTGAATCCAGAGTATCTGATCGCAACAACTTTATCGACCCACAATGCTATACATTATGGAGATGAGAAACTACTTTTAACAGTTCCAAATGAACGACGAAAAAATGATACATGCCCATGGAGGCATTAGGAGGAAAATTATGGAAGGAAACAAGAAGCCACTTATTGGTGTAGTGGTAAATTGTACGAATTTGAACATTCGCAAAGATCCGACGCAGGCATCAAGATCATTAGGCATTATCGGTTCGGATACAGTTGTAACGGTTTGTGATGAAGAGTCTGTTTCTGGTTTTTATAAAGTTAAGACCGGAGACGGTATCATTGGGTATTGTATGAGCGAGTTTATAAAACTCTGTTAGATGGAGGTGCGATCATGAATATTACAGATAGTGTACTGACATCAATCAAGAAATTACTCGGAATCGCAGAGGAGTATGAACATTTCGATGCGGATTTGATCATGCACATCAATTCTGTGTTCTCGATTCTTACACAGCTTGGTGTCGGCCCATCCAAAGGTTTCATGATCGAAGATAAGAATGCAACATGGAAAGATTTCATTTCTGATGAATCCAAATACATGCTTGTCAAATCTTATATGCATTTGAAGGTTAAACTTCTTTTCGATCCGCCGCTTAGTTCGGCCGTGTTGGAGTGTTATAAAACACAAATCAGCGAGTACGAATGGCGTTTAAATGTTGCTGCGGAAAACGATGACACCGATCCAGATGAGCCTGAGCATTATTCCGGATCATATGAAGTTACACCAAAGGCGCATCGGACTCAAACTTTGGATACGTCTGGAAAAGTGCTTAGTGAAGACCTTGTGATTCATGAAGTTCCGTATTATCAGACATCCAATGCCAGTGGAGGTGTTACCAGTTACATCGCAAAGGAGGGAGATTCAAAATGAATAACGCCTATTTAGCACACCATGGAATTCTTGGAATGAAATGGGGAGTTCGAAGATCGGAGGCACAGCTTGCCCGAGCCAGGGGACACTCTTCCAAGCCCTCAGACGATAAGAATGAGGTAGCAGCACGTAAGGTTGCTGTTAAGAATCGGCGAACAATGTCCGATTCCGATCTTAAGAAAAGAATTGAGAGACTTAAATTAGAACGCGAGTTTAAGAATCTTACAGAAGATGATATCGCACCTGGCAGAAAGTATGTGTCAGAAATTCTTTCTGCATCCGGAAAGAAAGCGTTGACTATGGCTGCGGCCGGAGCAATGACTTATGCCGTCAAGACTGCAATGACAAAGGAATTCAATCATAAAGAGGCTGCACAGTACATTGCTGCAAACCCGAATAAGAAGAAGTAGGAGAAGAAAATAATGGCGTTATCGAACACTGCCGTCCCGAAATACTACGGCATGTTTCGTGATGCCGTAATTCGTGGCGAAATTCCGGTATGTCGAGAAATCGAGATGGAGATGAACCGAATCGATGATCTCATTGCGAATCCGGGAATTTATTATGATGACCAAGCAGTAGAGGGCTTTATCAGCTATTGCGAAAATGAGCTTACTTTAACTGACGGTTCAGATTTGAAACTGCTTGACACATTTAAAGTTTGGGCTGAGCAGATTTTCGGCTGGTACTATTTTGTTGAGAGAAGTGTATACGAACCTTATGAGGATGGTCATGGCGGACATTACGTCACCAAGTCTATCCGAAAAAGGTTAGTTAATAAGCAATATCTCATAGTGGCCAGAGGTGCCGCAAAGTCAATGTATGGTTCATGCTTGCAGAATTTCTTCTTAAATGTTGACGTCACAACGACACATCAGATAACCACAGCTCCGACGATGAAGCAGGCAGAAGAGGTGTTGTCACCGATTCGAACCGCTATTACCAGATCAAGAGGACCTTTCTATAAGTTCCTCACAGAAGGATCGTTGCAGAACACGACCGGATCAAAGGCGAATCGAATGAAATTGGCATCCACTAAGAAAGGAATTGAGAACTTCCTTACTGGATCGCTTCTTGAAATTCGTCCAATGCGAATCGACAAACTTCAGGGACTTCAGCTTAAAGTGGCGACGGTTGACGAGTGGCTTTCTGGTGATATTCGAGAAGATGTAATCGGAGCAATCGAACAGGGTGCATCGAAGGTCAACGACTACCTTATCGTTGCGATCAGTTCAGAGGGTACTGTCCGTAACGGTGCTGGCGATACAATCAAAATGGAATTGATGGACATTCTAAAAGGGGATTATATCAATCCGCACGTATCGATCTGGTGGTATAAGCTAGATTCTATTGATGAGGTTGCCGATCCGGATAAATGGTTGAAAGCAAATCCGAACCTTGGAAAGACTGTTTCTTATGAAACCTATCAGCTGGACGTTGAGAGAGCAGAAAAGGCTCCGGCAGCTCGAAACGATATTTTGGCTAAGCGCTTCGGACTTCCTATGGAGGGATATACATATTACTTTACATATGAAGAAACTCTCCTACATCGCCATCGAGATTATTGGCAGATGCCATGTTCTTTGGGAGCTGATCTATCACAAGGCGACGATTTCTGTGCATTCACATTTTTATTCCCATTGTCGAACGGATCGTTCGGCATCAAAACCAGAAACTACATTTCCTCATCGACTCTGATGAAACTCCCAGCAGCAATGAGAATTAAATACGATCAGTTTATGAAAGAGGGAAGTCTTATTGTGTTGGAAGGAACGGTTCTTGACATGATGGAAGTATATGAGGATTTGGATAACCACATTATTGAATGCGGTTACGATGTACGATGCTTTGGTTATGATCCATACAATGCAAAGGAATTTGTTGAACGTTGGGCGAGTGAAAATGGACCATTCGGAATAGAAAAAGTTATCCAGGGTGCAAAGACAGAATCTGTCCCACTTGGCGAATTGAAGAAACTTTCAGAAGAGCGAATGCTCCTATTTGATGAGGATTTGATGACATTTGCTATGGGAAACTGCATTACCCTGGAAGATACTAACGGGAACCGTAAATTGCTGAAAAAGCGGTATGAACAAAAAATTGATGCCGTTGCAGCAATGATGGATGCGTATATCGCTTACAAGGCAAATCGGGAAGCATTTGAGTAAAAAGAAAGGAGAGTAATGGATAAATACTTAGCGCATCACGGTGTTCTTGGTATGAAATGGGGAGTGCGACGGTATGAGAATTATAATGGAACTCTTACTGCCGCTGGAAAGAAACGATATGGTTCGGATGTTGAGAGTGCGGTTCAGAAACAGAAAGCAGCGAAGAATACTGTTCAGAAAGCTTCTAAACGGTATGCTAAAACATACTCTGCAAAGGATGCTGCTGAACTTCAAAAAGCCAATGCTAAATTGAGTTGGGCAAATAGGCAAGTGAAAAATGAAAAAATTAAAGAGAAGCTTGACTCGGAAACATCCAAAAGTAAACACCGACAGAAACTGGAAGACGAATATGTTAAGAAAGGAATGACACAAGAGGAAGCCGCCATTGCCGCTTATAAGCGAGACCGAACCGAGAAGGCCGTCACCGCTGTGGCCGGTCTTACGATAGCAGCCGCGACAGCTTACGTTGCCTACAAACATTACGATAAAAATGTCGATAAGGTTATTAAGGCTGGAAAAGAATTACAAAACATTTCAAACAACAGCAATCGAGGTGTATCCGATGCTTTTTACTTTAGTATGACGGGTATGGATAATGCTAAGTATAGGGGTCTATATGGTGATACGTTGTCAGCTAGAGGAAAAGTGTATGAGACTAAAATAGGAGTGAATAAAAGTATTAAGGTTGCTTCTGAAAAATCAGCAGTGAATGCTCTTTCTGAATTAGTTAAAGAGGATAAGAGCTATGCCAAAAATTTAGAAACACACTTATTAAATTCGCAGAACCGGTACGGCTTGAAAAAGCAGAACGACACTATTGCTAAAGGGCTGGACTCTCTCCAAAAAGGGAAGATAGACGATAAAGTTTATAAGGCTTTAAATCTTTCATTAGTTGATCATAATTTGCCGACATCGTCAGAGGTCAACAAGGGATTTTATGAAAAATTGAAGTCTAAAGGATATGGTGCTATACTTGATGTAAACGATAAAGAACTCAGCGGTTTTAGATCAAGCAAACCTATGATCGGTTTTGATGTGGGTTCTAATGTAAGCGTGAATCGAGTGAAAGAACTTGGCGAAACGGAGATTAAGCGTAGTAAAAACATTGCTATGGCAGATCTTACAGTAAAAACATATGCACCTGCTGGTGCTGGGTATTTGGCGTCCATGGGACTTGTACGTGCTGCTGGACAACAGAAGACGCAGCGTGACGAGAGAAAGATTATTCAGGAATATCGGAAAGAGCATTCGGACTCCAAATTATCAGACACTCAAATCCTGAACAATTACTATAAATATTAGGAGGGTAAAGCATGAAAAAGAAGACGTACCATATGCTTAAAAGAATTCCTTTCGGAAAACTGGCATTATTCGTTACCGGAAACACAGAAATAAAAATCTGTAGTCAGATGATGGCTGACGGGTTATACGAGCCGATTCGGAAATACGCGAAATTGCATCCGGACACGGTTATCACAGAGAAGTTAGCAAAAAAGATCCTTTCAAAAGGTTAAACAGTGTTCTTTAGAGACTGCGTTGGTGCGGTCTCTTTTTTTTGTGCCCATCTTTAGGAGGTGAGAATTCAAAATGGATTTATCATTAAGTTCCAGGTTTAAAAATGCCTGGAATGCTTTTCGGAATAGAGCTCCAACCATGATGTCTCAGGACATTGGTTCTGGTTATTCGTATCGTCCCGATCGCTTTCGACTTACCAGAGGAAACGAAAGATCGATAGTCACATCTGTATACAATAGAATCGCTTTAGACGTAGCCGCCATCAACATTCAGCACGTTCAGTTGGACGATGAAGGGCGGTTTTTAAATGTTATAAAAAGCGGTTTAAACGAATGTTTGTCGTTGGAAGCCAATCTTGATCAGACTGGTAGGGCATTTATCCAGGATATTGTTATGTCCATGATGGATGAGGGATGCGTGGCGATTGTTCCTGTAGATACAGACGACGATCCAGATGACACAAAAGGGTATCAGATTCTTTCGATGCGAGTTGGTCGAATTCGTGACTGGTACCCTCGTCACGTCCGTGTTGAAGTATACAACGAAAATACTGGGCGAAAACAAGAAATCGTTGTTCCGAAAGATACGGTTGCTATCGTGGAAAATCCACTGTATGCGGTAATTAACGAACCAAATTCAACAATGCAGAGGCTTATTCGAAAATTGAATTTGCTAGATGCTGTCGATGAACAGAGTAGCTCAGGCAAGTTGGATTTAATCATTCAGCTCCCTTATGTAATTAAATCAGAGGCAAGGCGTCAGCAGGCAGAGAAGCGGCGTAAAGATATCGAGCAGCAGTTGTCCGGTTCTAAGTATGGTATTGCTTATACTGATGGAACAGAGCGAATCACACAGTTGAATCGTTCGTTGGAAAACAATCTAATGAAGCAGATTGAATACTTAACGAGTATGCTTTATAGCCAGTTAGGAATCACTCAGAGCATCTTAGACGGTACCGCAGACGAGAAGACTATGCTGAACTATTACAATCGGACAATCGAACCGATCATTTCGGCAATCGTTGATGAAATGAAGAGAAAATTCTTAACAAAGACTGCCAGGTCCCAGAACAAGTCAATTATGTTCTTTAGAGATCCGTTCAAGCTTGTGCCGGTAGCTGATCTTGCTGAAATTTCTGATAAGTTTACCAGAAATGAAATTGCTACATCAAACGAAATCAGACAGGTAATTGGTTGGAAGCCATCTGCTGATCCTAAGGCTGATGAATTGAGAAACAGCAATTTAAGTGAGCCTAATGAATCAACCAGGATTCCAGCAAAACAAACGATAGATACAGGAGGAAAATCAAAATGAAGTATGACTTTGGTGGCTGGGCCACTAGAAACGATCTTCCCTGTGCCGATGGAAGAGTCATTAAAAAAGACGCTTTCAAAGGGCAGAACGGGCAGACGGTCCCGTTAGTATGGATGCATAATCACGCCGATCCGGCGAACGTGCTTGGATTAGCTCATCTCGAAAATAGAGATGAAGGAGTTTATGCGTTCTGCGAATTTAATGATACCGAATCAGGAAATACTGCACGGGAACTTGTAAAACATGGCGATGTACAGTCTCTTTCTATCTTTGCCAATCAGCTTAAACAGGCTGGTCACGATGTAGTTCATGGCATTATTAGAGAGGTAAGCCTGGTATTAGCCGGTGCCAATCCTGGAGCATTTATCGATGACGTGGTAATGCACGGGGATGGAGAAACAGGAATTATCCTTGGATATGATGAAATGATTATGGGTCATCTGGAGCATTCCGACGACGAGGAGAAAAAAGAAGAACCGCCGAAATCAGAAGATGAGAAAAATGGCGAAACAGTAGGGGACGTGTTAAAAACACTCACCGATAAACAGTACACTGCTGTATGCGCTGTAGTAGGCCAGATCATCGAAGATGCAAAAAATGATGGCGAGGAAACCAAAAAAGATGAATCTAAAGGAGGAGATGACAATATGAAACACAACGTTTTTGACACTGACAAGCGCGATGATAAGAGCTTTCTGTCTCACGCAGACCAGGAGGAAATCCTTAAGCTGGCAAAGACAAGCCAGGTAGGAACATTCCAGACCGCGCTGGAGATCTATGCTAATGAAAATGCACTTCAGCATGATGCTCTCGCAAGCGGATTTGCTCAGACAGGAGATGGCAATGTAACACTTCTGTTCCCAGAATACAAGGATGTACGTCCTGGTGCACCGGAGCTGATTACTAACGACCAGGGTTGGATCACAACTGTAATGAATAAAGTTCATAAGAGTCCGATTTCCAGAATCAGAACTAGCCAGGTAGATATCCGTAACATCGATGCTCTTAAGGCTAAAGGCTATACTAAGGGAAAACAGAAGAAGCAGACTGGCAACTTCAAGCTGGTTCGCAGAACTACCGACCCTCAGACTGTGTACGTAAAGAGTGCGCTGCATAGAGATGATATCATCGACATCACCGATTTCGACTATGTGGCATACCTGTACAACATCGACCGCCTGATGCTCAATGAAGAGCTGGCAACTGCAATCATGCTGGGTGATGGCAGAGACGACGGAGATGAAGGCAAGATTTCTCCGGATCACATCAGACCGATTTGGCTGGATGATGATCTGTACACTATTCACGTTGATCTCGATATCGCAGCAGCTAAGAAAGAGCTTCAGGGAACCAATACAGCGGCTAACTTCGGCGAGAATTATGTCATCGCAGAAGCCATGATCAATACAGTTCTGTATGCAAGAGAGGATTATAAGGGCACCGGCACTCCGGATCTGTTCATTACTCCTCATATGTTAAATCAGATGCTCCTGGCAAGAGACATCAGTGGAAGACGTATTTACTCTTCCAAGACCGAACTTGCCACTGCACTGAATGTTGGCAGTATCAATACTGCGGAGCAGTTTGAGGGTAAGACCAGAACCACTTCCGACAGCAAAAAGAAGAAGCTGGTTGCCATTATCGCAAATCTGGCTGATTACTCCCTCGGTGCAACCAAGGGTGGAGAGGTTACTCACTTCACTCAGTTCGATATCGACTTCAACCAGGAGAAATCCCTGCTTGAGACCAGATGCTCTGGTGCTCTTACTCGTGTATACTCTGCAATCGCAATCGAAGAGGATGTAACAACTGCTTCTTCCGGTTCCGAGGATCACACAGCCTAAAGTCTTAGAGGAGAAAATTCAAAATGAGTAAATTTTACGGAGCAATCGGCTATTCCGTAACAGAGGAAATTCGACCTGGTGTCTGGGGAGAGAAGATTACAGTTCGTGACTACTACGGAGACGTTATTCGGAATACTCGACAGTATCAGAGTTCGGATAACCTCAACGACAATCTCAATGTGTCGAATGAGTTCAGCATCGTAGCCGATCCGTTTGCTTATGCGAATTTTCATTCGATGAGATTTATCGAGTATATGGGGGCTAAATGGAAAATTTCAAATGTTGAAGTTCAGTATCCCCGTTTAATATTGACCGTTGGAGGTGTTTACAATGAGCAGACGACTGAAACTGCATAATGCTTTATGCGACATCCTCTCATGTCCAAACAAAGGACCAGAGTGTCGTGCTTATTTTCAACCACCGTCATCGGTAAAAATGAAATACCCCGCCATCGTTTACGCTCTCGACGATATCGAGAATACGTTTGCGAATAACGGGGTTTATTTGTCTGCGAGAAAGTATTCAGTAACAGTCATCGACAGCGATCCGGATAGTTCTCTCGTTGGCAAAGTAGCATCTATGCCGACAAGTCGATTCAATCGGCATTATACGAAAGACAACTTAAACCATGATGTCTTTGAAATATTCTTTTAAGGAGGAACAATCGAATGGATACAAAAAAAAAGAAAATCAGATGGGACCAGATTGGCGAGCGAAAGTTTGAGACTGGCGTTAGCAATGGTGTCCTTTATCCTGGCGACGGCTCTGGTGGTTATAAGGGCGGAGTAGCTTGGAATGGGCTGACTAATGTTCAGGAAAGTCCTTCCGGAGCAGAACCAAATCCTATCTATGCTGATAACATTAAGTATCTCAACTTAATGTCTGCTGAGGAATATGCCGCAACGATTGAAGGGTATATGGCGCCGGATGAATTTGCAGAGTGCGATGGTTCAAAAGAAATTGCTCCGGGTGTATATGCAGGTCAGCAGAATCGAAAAGAATTTGGCTTCGCATATAAGTCTCTTATCGGTAATGATACTGAGGGTACAGATTACGGATATAATTTATATCTTGTATACAGATGCCTTGCGTCCCCATCCGATAAGGATCATTCATCTGTTAATGAAAGTGTAGATCCTGGAACATTATCCTGGGAGGTATCTACTACCCCTGTCGAAATCGATACTATGATCGATGGCCATAAATTAAAGCCAACTGCTACTTTGAAGTTCGATTCTACCAAGGTCGATGCTAAGAAACTGGCTGCTCTTGAAGAGATCTTGTATGGTAAAGATCCTTCTTCTGCTGAAGCAGATGATGGTGTTGAACCGAGACTTCCGCTTCCTGACGAAGTCATTAAGATCATGACAGCAGAAGGCTAATCAAAAATAATACACAAACCACAGATGGAGTCGTATTCAGGAAAGCTGGCGACTCCTTTTTATTTGAAAGGAGAACAAAATTATGTATGCAGTAACAAAGACTTATAAAGATTTTAACGGTGTTGAGCGCACTGAAACAAAGCTCTTCAACCTTACTGAAACAGAGGTTATGGAGATGGAATTGGGCACAGCTGGTGGAGTTGCTGAGATGCTTCAGCGCATCGTAGATGCAAAAGATCAGCCGACGATTATCAAGTTCTTTAAGGAATTCATCTTAAAGGCATACGGAGAGAAGAGTGCCGACGGTACATATTTCGAGAAGTCTGAAGAGATTTCCAGAAAGTTTGCCTGCACTCAGTTCTATAATCTTCTGTTTATGGAACTGGCTACAGATGACAGCAAAGCGGCTGAATTCGTAAACCATGTAATTCCGAAAGTTGTAGATATCAAGAAGCATTCGGAAAATCCAGAGATTACTCCTGTGGTTGCTTCCATGAATTAAAGAGGTGAGATCGAATGCTTGAACTCACGATACCAAGAACTGATCTGTGGGATGAGCGGAATCAGCGATTTATCCCTGTAAAGGAACAGAAGTTGCGTTTGGAGCATTCGCTCGTTTCACTTTCAAAATGGGAAAGTAAATGGTGCAAAGTCTTCTTAACTAAAGAGCAGAAGACCATTGAAGAAACCATTGATTATATACGCTGTATGACACTCACACAGAATGTTGACCCGCTGGTCTATCAATGCATTACCAATTCTCACATTGATGCGGTAAATGCCTATATTGAAGCGCCTATGACGGCTTCGACTGTTAAGGAAGAAAAAGGCGGTCCAATAAACAGGCAGCAGATAACCAGTGAGCTTATCTATTACTGGATGACTGCGTATCACATTCCGTTTGAGTGTCAGAAATGGCATTTAAATCGTTTGTTAATGCTTATCAGGATTTGCAATGCGGAAAATAAGCCTCCGAAGAAGAGGAGCAAACGAGATTTGTACAGACATCATGCGGAAGTGAATGCCGCAAACAGAAAAAAATTTAATTCGAAAGGATAGCGATAAAAATGGCGAAATCAAGACAGGCCGTCGTTAATCTTGTCAAATCCTGGGATGGAAAGAAAGAATCGAACGGCTCACACAAAAGCATTATTGATTTATACAACGACTTCTTCGAGAAGATCTGTTCCGGCAAATTTCCTCGTGGAATTCGTATGCGCTATGACTGGGCTTGGTGTGCGTGCACCTGGTCTGCATTAGCGGCAGCTCTCCGATATGAGAGCATTATGCCTATGGAAATTTCCTGTTATTACCTTATCGAGGCAGCAAAGAAAATGGGATGTTGGCAGGAGAATGACACATATGTTCCGAGTCCTGGGGATGCGATTTTGTATGACTGGCAGGATAACGGAATCGGTGACAACACTGGCAATCCGGATCATGTCGGTACCGTAATCGAGGTACATAAGGAATCTGGTTACATGGTTATCGAAGAGGGCAACTACAGTAATGCTGTCAAGAAGAGAACACTGTCTATTAACGGAAAATTTATCCGCGGCTTCATCACACCAAAGTACGACGACAATACTGTTGCCGCTCCTGGATTAAGCAAGGATAAAGATATCAAAACCATCGCCCATGAGGTTATCGTTGGACTGTGGGGAAGCGGTGAGAATCGTAAGAAATTGCTTACTGAGTACGGATACAGCTACTCTGAAGTTCAGAACATGGTTAATCAGATTCTGAATGGATCGGCTGTAACACCGTCCAACACCAAACAGGATCAGAACCAGTCAGTTTCAAAGAAAGTGATGGCTACCTGTTCTGCCAAGCAGTTTAACAAAACCTATGCTGGTGAATATAAAACAACGGCAGTTCTTTATTGCCGTAATGATGCCGGAACCAATAAGAAAGCTATTTGTAAAATCCCGGCTGGCACTAAGGTTAAATGCTATGGCTACTACACAATGGCAAACGGAGTTAAGTGGCTGTACATCCAGTTTGTACTTGATGGTGTGCAGTATACTGGCTTCTCATCTAGTGCTTACTTAGCAAAGTAGGAGATTCATATGATCACGTTCAGACAAAAGGGTGATTTTTCTAAGCTGACTCGGTTCTTAGAGAGAGCAAAGGAATCGGTTCGTCTCGGTGACCTCGATAAGTATGGTCGAGAGGGCGTAGCCGCCCTTGCGTCTGCAACACCAGTTGATACAGGACGGACGGCAAATTCGTGGCACTACAAGATCGAGCAGAAGCAAGGTTCCGTATCGATCAGTTTTTACAACACAAATATTCAAAATGGAGTCCCTATTGCAGTTATTTTGCAGTACGGACACGCAACAAGAAACGGCGGCTGGGTACAGGGGCGAGACTACATCAATCCTGCTATCCAGCCTATTTTTGACAAAATTGCAAATGCGGCATGGAAGGAGGTTACTAAGCTATGAGCACTACCGTTGATGAACGTGTCGTCGAAATGCGGTTCGATAACAAGCAGTTTGAACAGAATATTCAGACCAGTTTATCGAGTCTCGATAAGTTAAAGAGAAGTCTTAATCTTGAAGGAGCAGCAAAGGGCTTAGAAACTGTAAACGATGCTGCGCAAAAATGCAATATGTCGCCACTCACAAATGCTGTTGAGACCGTAAGAGTGCGATTTTCCGCATTGGAAGTAATGGCAATTACGGCTTTACAGAATATTACCAACTCTGCGCTTGCCGCTGGTAAAAATCTTGTCTCCGCTTTTACGATTGATCCAATTAAGTCCGGCTTCGAGGAGTATGAAACACAGATCAATGCTGTTCAAACGATTCTTGCGAATACATCTTCAAAAGGGACGACACTCGATCAGGTAAACAATGCGTTAGATGAATTAAACCATTACGCAGATATGACCATTTACAATTTTACGGAAATGACCCGTAACATTGGTACGTTCACCGCGGCTGGCGTGGATCTGGACACATCTGTAGCAGCTATCAAGGGTATTGCGAACCTTGCTGCTGTTTCAGGTTCCAACTCTCAGCAGGCAAGTACCGCTATGTATCAGCTTTCACAGGCATTAGCGGCAGGAACAGTAAAATTGCAGGACTGGAATTCAGTCGTAAACGCCGGTATGGGAGGTCAGGTATTCCAGGATGCGCTGAAAGAAACGGCTAAAGTTCATGGAATTGCCATTGATGAGATGATCAAAGATGAGGGCTCATTCAGAGAGACCCTTAGTAAAGGATGGCTTACCTCTGACATCTTGACCGAAACCTTGGCAAAATTTACAGGTGATCTCAACGAAGATCAGCTTCGGACCATGGGGTATACCGATGACCAGATCAAATCCATTATGGAGATGGGTAAAACAGCGAACGATGCGGCAACAAAAGTAAAGACTTTTACTCAGCTGTTCGACACGTTGAAAGAGGCTGCCCAGTCAGGATGGACACAAAGCTGGGAAATTATCGTCGGCAACTTTGAAGAGGCAAAAGAATTACTTACTGAAGTAAGTGACACATTCAGTGCCGTAATCAATGCCTCTTCCGACGCAAGAAATAAAATGCTTCAGGATTGGAAAGATCTTGGCGGTCGTACCATGATGATTGAAGCAGTAAAGAATGTATTTGAAGGGCTGGTTAGCGTTGCCAAGCCTGTTCGTGAGGCATTCAACGAAATCTTCCCGCCAATGACTGGAAAACAGTTAGCTGAAATCACAGAGCGTATCCGTGATCTGACAGCAAAATTCAAAATGGGGGAAGAAAGTTCAAAGAATCTGAAGAATACGTTTAAAGGCGTATTTGCAGTGCTTGATATCGTCGGACAAGCTTTCAAAGCTGTTGCCGGTGGTGTCGGCGAATTGATTGGTCTTTTCTTACCGGCTGGAAACGGAGTGTTATCACTTACTGGAAGTTTCGGTGAGTATCTTGTTAAGCTTGATGAAACGGTAAAGAAGACAGATGTCTTTGGCAAAGCAGTTTCGACGGTTGTTGATATCGTAAAGACAGCTATTACGTTTGTTAAAACTGCCGGAGAAAAAGTAAAAGAATTTGGAAAAACTGCCGGGGAGAAGTTTGATTTTCCTGGATTTGAATTATTCCACTCATTCCTTGAACGAGTACATGATCGCATGGCTCAGATTGGTGATGGTGCTGGAAAAATGAAGAGCGGAGTCATCGTTGATTTCGAGATGATGGGAGAAGCACTTGAAAAATGTAAATTTCTCAAAGTTATGGAAGCATTGTGGACCGCCGTGAAAGTAATTGCTGGCGGTATTGCCGATGCAGTCGGAACTATGATGGGAACACTCGCTGAGAAACTCGGAAATGCAGATTTTAGCGGAGTTCTTGATGTTCTTAACAGTATCGCTGTTGGTGGAATTGCTTTATCAATTTCTAAATTCTTAAAAAGTGTAACAGAACCTCTTGAGGGGTTGAATGGCGTTCTTGAAGGAGTAACTGGAATCCTTGACGGCGTTAGAGGTTGCTTTGAGGCATATCAGACAAATCTTAAAGCCGGAACGTTACTTAAAATCGGAGCAGCAATCGCTTTGCTTGCAGGTTCTATCGTTGCAATTTCCCTGATCGATAGTGATAAACTATCAGCTTCTCTTGGAGCTATCACTGTACTCTTTGCTAATTTACTTGGAGCGATGACAATTTTCAATAAAATCAGCAGCGATACAGGAAAAGTAGCTAAAGCATGTACCGCAATGATTGCTATGTCGGTTGCAGTATCTATTCTGGCAGGAGCTTTGAAGAAAGTTTCAGATCTTGATTGGGGCGAACTTGCGAGAGGCTTGGTTGGAATTGCTGGTCTTACGACTATTGTTGTTGCATCATCTAAAGCCATGGCAAGCAGTCAGAAGCAGGTTATGAAAGGCGCTACCAGCTTAATTATATTTGGAGCGGCTATCAAAATTCTGGCTTCAGCATGTGAGGATTTATCGAAATTACAGTGGGATGAACTCGGACGTGGATTAACAGGAGTAGGAGTATTATTTGCTGAGATTGCTGTATTCCTTAGAGTTGCAAAATTCAACGGGAAAATAATCAGCACTGCAACTGGAATCGTTATTCTGTCGGCAGCAATGAAGGTTTTGGCGTCCGCTTGCAAAGACTTTGGTCAGATGGAGTGGAGCGAGATTGGAAAAGGATTAGCTGAAATCGGTGGATTACTTGCCGAACTTGCTGTCTTTACGAATTTGGCTGGAAATGCAAAACACGTAATGTCTACTGGCGTAGCCTTAATTGCTATTGGCGCTGCAATGAAAATCTTTGCTTCCGCTGTAAAAGATTTTGGTCAATTACAGTTGGATGAAATCGGCAGAGGTTTAACTGCTATGGGCGGCGCACTTGCAGAGGTAGCTATTGCTGTTAATCTGATGCCGAAGAACATGATCGGTATTGGAACTGGGCTCGTTATCGTCGGCGGCGCACTTGAAACCATTGCAAACTGTATGAGTAAATTCGGAGGTATGCAGTGGGAAGAGATCGGTAGAGGTCTTACCGTCATGGGTGGGGCCTTAGCTGAGTTGGCTATCAGTCTCAATTTCATGAAAGGTACGCTTGGTGGATCAGCAGCATTGTTGGTTGCGTCCGGAGCCTTAGCTGTTCTTGCGCCGGTACTCAGTATTTTGGGAGCGTTATCGTGGGAAGCGATTGCGAAAGGACTTATTTCTATTGCCGGAGCATTCACAATTATCGGCGTAGCAGGCGCGGTACTTACACCATTGGTTCCGACTATTCTGGCATTATCGGGAGCGTTTGCATTGATTGGTGTTGGGGTTCTTACAATCGGAGCGGGTTTACTTGCAGCTGGCACAGGACTTTCGGCACTTGCTATCGGATTCACAGCGCTGGCAACTGCTGGTGCCGCTGGAGCGACTGCAATCGTAGCAGCACTGACAGTTATCGTTACTGGTATCGCTGGCTTAATTCCGGCTGTTCTTACAAAAGTCGGAGAAGGAATTATCGCAATCTGCAAAGTTATTGCTGCCGGAGCGCCAGCTATTGGTGAAGCTGTAAAGGCAGTTGTCTTAACGCTGATCGATGTTTTCGTATCCTGTGTACCGCAGCTGGCAGACGGAGCTTTACAATTAGTGGTTGGTGTATTAGCGGCTCTGGTTACTTATACGCCTCAAATTGTAGATCTAGCTTTCAAATTCCTTATTGGAATTTTAGATGGTATTGCTAGTAATCTGCCGTCACTGATTAAAGCTGGTGTCGATGTACTCGTAGCATTTTTCGCTGGTATCGTCGATGCACTGAGAGGAATCGATACTGGAGCTTTGCTAAAAGGAATTGCCGGAATCGGTCTGTTATCAGCTATTATGCTTGCTCTTAGTGCAACAGCATCGCTTGTTCCAGGAGCAATGGTTGGAATCCTTGGTATGGGTGCGGTTGTTGCTGAGATGGCGTTAGTGCTTGCAGCCGTCGGACTCTTATCGAAACTTCCAGGACTTTCTTGGCTTATCGGAGAAGGTGGAAAACTTTTACAGGGAATCGGAACGGCAATCGGTCAGTTCGTTGGTGGAATCGTCGGCGGATTTATGAGCGGTGTGTCGAGTCAGTTCCCGCAAATTGGAGCTGATTTATCCACTTTTATGAATAATGTTCAGCCGTTTTTACAGGGAGCTAGTCAGATTCAGCCATCTATGATGGACGGAGTAAAGGCATTAGCCGAGACTGTGCTTATTCTGACAGCGGCTGATATTTTACAGGGATTGACTTCTTGGCTTACAGGAGGATCGTCTTTATCTAAGTTCGGAGAGGAACTTGTACCGTTTGGCGAAGCTATGAGAGATTTCTCGTTAGCTATCGGAAACATGGACGGGGAAATCGTGGCAAATGCGGCGACAGCTGGCAAAGCATTAGCTGAAATGGCAGCCACAATTCCAAATACAGGCGGATTAGTGTCTTTCTTCGCAGGAGAAAATGACATGACTGCCTTTGGAAAGCAGCTTGTACCATTTGGCGAAGCTATGAGACAGTTCGGGGATGCAATTACTGGACTCGATGCAAATGCCGTTACAGAAGCGGCAATCGCTGGCAAGGCCATGGCAGAGATGGCAACAACCATTCCAAATTCTGGTGGTGTCGTAGGATTCTTTGCTGGTGAAAACGATATGGGTGAGTTTGGAAAACAGCTTGTACCATTTGGCGAAGCAATGAAAGCATTTGGCGATGCGGTTCGTGGACTGGAAGCCGATGCAATCGTCAATTCTGCAACGGCGGGCAAGGCTTTAGTCGAGCTTGCTGATACTGTTCCCAATACAGGTGGCGTTGTAGCATTCTTTACTGGAAACAACGATGTTGATACTTTCGGTGAGAAACTTGTACCGTTCGGTGAAGCTATGAAGGCATATTCTGAAGCTATTATGGGTATGGACTCCGCGGCTATTACGAACTCAGCAACAGCTGGTAAAGCCCTAGTGGAGCTTGCCAACACCATTCCAAATACCGGAGGACTTGTAAGCTGGTTTACCGGTGACAACGATCTTGGTAGTTTTGGTGATAGTCTGGTTCAGTTCGGAAGTGGAATTAAGAGTTATTCGGATTCTATTTCTGGAATCGATACCGGAATCATGTCAAGTGTGATTACCCAGGTGAATCGACTTGTTGAAATGGCTAAAGGAATGGCGGAATTAGATACGAGTGGTATGAGTGGTTTTAGCACAGCACTGATTCAGCTTGGAAACAACGGTATCGACGGTTTCATCAATGCGTTTACAGATGCGAGCGGAAGAGTGACATCCGCCGCGACCTCTATGCTGACGACATTCATCAATGCGGCTAATGCTCAGAAAGGTAATCTGACATCTACGTTTACGACCATGATGCAGGCTGTACTTACGACTCTTACGAACTATCAAACCCAGTTCAATACTGCTGGCTCTACGTTGATGACAAAATTTATCAGCGGAATTAAATCTCAGGACGGAAATACCAAAACTGCAATTACCAACATTATTAGCGGTTGCATCACTGCAATCAATAATAAGCAGACTCAGTTCAATACTGCGGGTGCGAACCTCATGATCAAGCTTATTGCTGGAGTTAAATCGAAAGATTACGAAACCAGAAATGCGTTTGTAAACATCTTAAGTTCATGCCTTACAGCTATCGCGAACAAGTATCCGGAATTTCAAAATGCAGGAATGCAGTGCATGATTAAGTTCATCGCTGGTGTTAAGGAAAAAGCCGAAGAAGTAAAAACAGCTTTCACTGGCAATCTTAATGCTTCTGTAACAGCTATCCGGGATTATCATGATCAGTTTAAACAGGCTGGTACTTACTTGGTGGAGGGATTTGCTGATGGAATCAGTGAGAATACGTACCGCGCGGAAGCTAAAGCCAGAGCAATGGCAAGGGCTGCGGCAGAAGCAGCAGAAGACGAACTGGACGAGCATTCACCTTCCAGAGTAGGATACCACATCGGTGATTTCTTTGGATTGGGATTCGTTAATGCCATCGGAACTTATGCGGTGAAGGCATATAATGCCAGTGCTGAAATGGCTGATTCGGCAAAAACAGGTCTCGGAAATGCAATCGCAAAGGTTAAGGATATGATCGACAACGGTGTTGATGGTCAGCCTACGATTCGACCGATTCTGGATCTGTCAGACGTTGAAGAGAAGAGTCATCGACTGAATACGCTGTTCAGTAGATCGCAGGCTTTAACCGTCAGCACAGGAATTGCAGCAGCTCGTGGACGGAATCTTCAAAATGAAGATACTAATCCGAATACAGGTAACTCTTATAACTTTACACAGAATAACTATTCGCCTAAGGCACTGTCGAGAACAGAGATTTATCGGCAGACGAAGAATCAGTTCTCGGCGATGGAAAGGATGGTGGAAACTTGATTCGAGCAGTCACGTTTACGAACTATCTTGGCGATAGTATCCGACTTGATTTGGCGAGACCGGAGGAATCCGGTTTCATCATCAAGTCTGTAACTGGCTTGGGACCAGGAAAAGCGAACATCAATACGACGGAAATCGCTACAAACGATGGAAGTCTGTTCAATTCTTCAAGGATGCCGAGCCGAAACATTGTTATTTCTCTTGCGTATATGTGGAAGGATTCCATTGAAGACGTAAGACAGCTTTCATACAAGTATTTTCCTATTAAAAAGAAGCTCACAATGCTTATCGAAACCGATAATAGGCAGGCAGAGATTGAAGGGTATGTCGAATCAAACGACCCAACAATCTTCAGTAAAGACGAGGGTTCGGATATCTCAATCGTGTGTCCGAATCCTTTCTTTTACTCTGCCGGAAAAGACGGAATCAACACAACCATCTTCTATGGTGTAGAGGCACTGTTCGAGTTTCCTTTCAGTAATGAATCTCTTAAGGACCCGTTACTAGAAATGGGAGAAATCAAAAATGAAACAGAGCAGGTGGTTGTATATAATGGCGACGCTGAAATCGGAGTGACTATTACGATTCACGCAATCGGTGAAGCCAGCAATATTACGATCTACAATACCGGTACTCGTGAAGTGATGCGGATCGATACCGATAAATTGGAGAAATTCACTGGCTCTGGAATTATAGCAGGTGATGAAATCATTATCTGCACCGTAAAAGGAAACAAGTCGATTACGCTTCTTAGGAACGGAAAGACTACAAACATCTTGAACTGCCTGGATAAAAACGCTGATTGGTTCCAGCTTGCGAAGGGCGACAACATCTTTGCTTATACGGCTGAGTACGGAAGTACAAATTTACAGTTTAAGATTGAGAACCGTATAGTCTACGAGGGGGTATAAGCACTATGGATGTGACAATTTTAAACACCAACCTAGATGCTGTCTCTATTGTGGATACGTACGAGTCCTTCATCTGGACAGATCGGTATTACGCTTACGGTGACTTTGAACTGTATGAAGCAATGCGAGAGGGTCTTCTTGACTACATCAAACAGGATTACTATTTGCAGAGCAAGGAATCTGAACATGTGATGATCGTGGAGAAAATCCAGATTACTTCAGATACCGAAGACGGTAACCATGTAACGGTTACTGGGCGTTCATTAGAATCTATCCTCGACAGGCGAATCGTCTGGGGACAGAAACTATTAAGCGGAAATCTTCAAAATGGAATAAAAACACTGCTCAACGAGAATGTAATTTCTCCGTCAGACAGCAATCGAAAAATTCCAAACTTTATTTTCAAAGAATCAACCGATCCAGCAATTACAAAGTTGAAACTGGAAGCTCAGTACACGGGAGATAACCTGTATGATGTCATCCAAAAAATTTGCGAGGAGCAGGGTATCGGTTTCAAGATCACTCTGAATGATGAAAAGCAGTTCGTATTTGAGTTGTATGCCGGTTCAGATAGATCATACGATCAGACGGAGAATCCCTACGTTATATTTTCACCGAAATTCGAGAACATCATCAATAGTAACTACATCGAATCTAAAGCTTCGTTGAAGACAGTGACCTTGGTTGGTGGAGAAGGTGAGGGCTCCGATCGAAGATATACTACGGTTGGTGGTGGCTCTGGTTTGAATCGCAGAGAATTGTTTACGGACGCTCGTGACATTTCTTCAAATGTTGGAAGCGATGATGCGTTGACCGATGCCGAGTATATGGCACAGTTGCAGCAAAGAGGAAAAGAAAAGCTTGCTGAAAATGTGGGCATTACCTCATTCGAGGGAGAAACAGAAACAACTATCATGTTCCAGTATGGAAAAGATTTCTTTAACGGGGACATTGTACAGATTGCGAACGAATACGGACACGAGACAAAAGCTCGTATTCTTGAAATTGTTCGTTCAGAAGATAAGGACGGTTATTCCGTCTATCCGACTTTTAAGACTATAGAACAGGAAGGAGCGTGATGAAGAAGTGAGTGTAACATTTGGATTTTATAATTCAAAAGAAGGAGATCGGCGCTACGATGCTATTCAGATGTCCAGCATTTTCGATGGAATCATTCAGGACGGAATATTGCAGCATGTCGGAACTGCAATGGTTGTAAAAGAATCGGAAGCAATGATTATCAACGTTGGTGTCGGACGAGCCTGGTTCAATCACACTTGGACGCTGAATGACGCTCTGTTACCGTTAGTAGTTCCACAGTCCGAGATTCTGCTGAACCGATATGATGCAGTTGTGCTTGAAGTGGATTCGAGAGAGGCCGTCAGAGCAAATGACATCAAAATCATTAAAGGAACCCCAGCATCGAATCCAATGAAACCTACGATGGTGAAGACAAATGATCGCTGGCAATATCCCCTGGCGTATATTTATGTCGGCGCCGGAGTTACTTCTATTCGACAGGCAAACATCACGAACTGCGTTGGAACTTCGGAGTGTCCATTCGTAACGGCCCCATTGGACAAGGTCGAAATCGATGATTTGATTGCTCAATGGCAGGACCAGTGGAAAGAGTTCTACGAAAAGCAGACTACTGATATGGAAGAAACAAATAAGTTTTGGAAAGAGCAGTGGTCTACCTGGTTTCTGGCACAGACTGAGGAGATTCAGTCGGCATATTTGACATGGGAAGCTCAGTGGAATCTTTGGTACTCGGAGCATACAGCAGATATGGAAGCCACAAGTACCTATTGGAAAGAAAAATGGGAGGCGTGGTTCAATGAATATACAAGCATCAATACTGCGGAAATGGCTGACTGGAAACAGAAGTCAGAAACAGAATTTCGAGAATGGTTTGATCAGTTACAGGAACTGTTAGATAGCAATACGGCGGCAAGCCTTGCTAAGAAGCTGCTGGAGTTGCAGGAGCAGGTAGACATTCTTAATCAGTTCAGTTCCAACCTTGAAAACGAATACACGGTATATCAGAAGCTTTACGACAATGGATACCGTACTTACGGAGACGTGCTCGATTCTTCGGACGCACCCATTACTGACAGCAATTTGGATACGGTCATTGGACGTACATATTCCAGCGATCTTCTCCGTGACAGCAATGGTGATGTTATCGAAGGTCGGGCTATTTTTGTCATCAAATAAAGGAGGATTCATTAAATGAAAATCACAGACTACGAAAAGGTCCAGGAGTTAGCAGCAAGTAATATTTTCCTGCTTGACGGACCTAACGGGACAAAGACCATTGCGGCAGATGCTTTAGCAAAGGCGTTAATCGGTCTTTTAAGTTCCAAAGATTTTATCGGAGGAGTAAATCTTTCCGAACTCACCCAGATCAACAAGCTGGTAACCGGTAACAAATTACTCGTCGGGACTACGGACGGAAACAAGGCTATCGCCGCTGAAGATGCACTCTTTGCTATGCTGGACAGTTTTGCTCCAGTGGAGCTTCGCCGGGTTATCTTCAGAGGTAAGAATCTCGGAACAGCTCTGACAGCGGTACAGAAAGCTGCTATTAAGGATGGTTCCTTTAAAGGAATGTTCCTTGGCGATTATTGGAATATCGGAGGCCGCATCTGGCGTATCGTTGATATGGATTACTGGTACAACTGCGGTGACACTGCATTTACCAGCCATCATCTTGTTATCATGCCGGATGAAGCACTTTACAATGCACAGATGAATACTACCAATGTTACAACTGGTGGATACGTTGGTTCTGAGATGAATAAAAAGAACCTGGATAACGCAAAGACAATCATTAATGCGGCTTTCCAGGGTTCTGTTCTTATTCACAGAGAATACCTGTGCAATGCTGTTGCAAACGGAAGACCGTCCGGTGGAGCATGGTTCGATTCCAGCATTGAGCTCCCGAACGAACCTATGATGTATGGACATCTTCATTTCAGTCCAACTTCTGATGGTTCAACCGTTCCGAGTATCTACACAATCAGCAAGACTCAGCTGGCGCTGTTCATGGTATGCCCGAGATTCATCGTAAACAGATCTTACAACCAGTGGTTAAGAGACGTCGTTTCTTCGGCTTACTTTGCCCTTGTGGGCGCCAATGGCTCTTCGGGCTGCCTCGGCGCTTCGGGCTCTCTTGGGGTTCGTCCGGTCTTCCCGGTTGGTTAATTAAAATCGCGGGGCCTTGTGCCCCGTTTTTATTTTTGAAAGGAGCTTCTAATCATGGAAGAGAAAATCTATAAAATTACCCTCGGTGATGGAACTGAGATTTCCAATCTTAAGCTGAACGGAAACAATTTCATTTCTACAGAAAAAATCGAGGAATCTGTATTTGCAGATAACTGCTCTCCGGTTACTATCAGCGACGGAACAACCGAGACTGTTCATCCGAACATGGAACTTGTTCAGATCGTTGAGCAGATTCCCGGGGAATACTGGTTTGTCCTTAGAGATATTTCTGAGGAGGAATTTGCCAGAACCAAAATGCAGTCTGACATCGCCTACATTGCAATGATGTCAAATGTAGAGCTTTAAGAAGGAGGATCACCATGGAACATAGCAAGAATTACAGTAAAGTAAAGCTTTGGTACCGCATGAAAATGTGGAATGAGACCAAGGTTCGTAATGCGGTGAAGATGGGCTGGATCACCAAAGAGGAGTTCGCTGAGATCACCGGTAAAGATTACGAATGAGCGTTCTGTTAGGCGACAGGAAAGAGTCAAAATTCGAAGCGATTACGTACTCGATCGAGTTGCATGATATGCTGATACTCCTTATGCAGAGAGGATTTGGTGTTAAGGATGTGGACAGCTTTGTTCGGAAGAAGTACGCGTATGGAGAAATTTCAGAAGAAAACTTTGCCAAGTACAGAGAACTGATGCGGAGTTTCAAATCGAAAGTAAATCAGTGTGCTTCCTTGATAACGAGCAATGTTAGAGCGGCAAATACCATTTACCCACGGACAATGCACGAGTACGAGACCAGGAGAGATTACCAGAATGCGGCCATTGTAAATTGCGAGCAGCTCATCAATGAGTTACAACGGGTTGTTGAAATATTTGATGTAGATCTGAATTTATACAACCGGTATGTTAAAGCTATCGACCGAGAAATCGGATTGATAAAAAGGTGGCGTCAAAGAGACATGGCGATTAAGTCGCGGTTAGAAAAAGGGTAACATCTAAAAATTGCGTCGTTTCTTCGGCTAACTTTGCCAATGTGAACAACAATGGCAATACGAACTACAACAACGCTTCGAACTCTAATGGGGTTCGTCCGGATTCTTCGATTAACCAACGAAGAAGGAGATGCTATCCGTTCCGCAAGGATAAATAATAAAGCCTAATACAATTTACTACGGTAAGTATTGTTATAACGGTGAATAGGTTATGAACTACGAGGAGATTGTCTGTGACGCCAATAACTTGTATAGGGCTTATAAGGTCTCTGTGAAAAGCAGCAAGTGGAAAGAATCGACGCAAAAATTCATGATGAATTTCCTGCGGTATATATTTGAAATCCAAGACGATCTAATAAATCGGACACTTCAAAATGGACCGACACAGGAATTCGAGCTGCACGAAAGAGGCCGAATAAGACCTATTACAAGCATTCAAATCCGCGATCGCATTGTCCGACATTCTCTGTGCGATGAGGTTTTACTTCCAGAAGTTAGAAAACATATCATTTATGATAACTGCGCATCTATCAAGGGGCGCGGAATTTCACAACAGAGAAAACGATTCGAAATCCATCTCCACAAATACTACCAATTATACAGAAATGACGGTTATATTCTATTCGGTGACTTTTAAAAGTTCTATGACAATATTATCCATGAGATTGCTAAACGAGAATTGTTGAAGCTGTTCAATGACGATGAGTTTATTGACTGGCTTTTAACGTTGATATTTAAGGGTTTCCAGATCGATGTTTCGTATATGTCTGACGAGGAATACGAGACCTGTATGATCGATACTTTCAATAAACTGGAGTATCGGAATATTCCAAAAGAGAAGCTCACTGGCGAAAAGTGGATGGAGAAGTCCGTCAATATTGGGGATCAACTTTCACAAGTCATTGGAATTTATTATCCATATCCGATTGACAATTACGTCAAGTATGTGCGTCAGCAGAAATTTTATGGAAGGTATATGGACGATTGGTACATCATGAATCCCAGTAAAGAAGAGCTTGAAAACTTGCTCGAAAACGTCTGTAAAATAGCAGCCGAACTTGGAATCCATATCAATCGTAAGAAAACCAGAATCGTTAAGATTTCGAGCAAATACAAATTCTTGCAAATCAAGTACACACTTACGGATACAGGTAAAGTCATCAAACGAATAAACCCGGATCGAGTTACCGCAATGCGTAGAAAACTCAAGAAACTTGCCGTTAAGGTTGAAAATGAAGAAGCGGATTACGACAATGTCGAAAATATGTTTCGCGGTTGGATGGGAGGACATTATAAACTCTTATCCAGAGAACAACGAAAGAATTTAATACAGCTTTACGAAGACCTATTTAGTAAGGAAATCACAATAGTCAACAAGAAGCTGATTGTTTCTGATAGGTCTGCATGATTGCACATAAAGAAGGAGGAAAACGATGGAACCATGGTTTCAGGTTGTACTTACGATCTTTAGCTCAGTTCTTGCCTCTTCTGGGCTGTGGGCCTATTTGCAAAAGAAAAGCGAGCAAAAAGATGTAAAAACAGAGATGCTTATTGGATTGGCACATGACAGGATCATGTATCTTGGAATGTCGTATATTGACCGTGGGTGTGTAACCCAGGATGAATATGAGAATCTGAGAGTGTATCTCTATGAACCCTACGAACGTATGGGCGGGAATGGTTCAGCAAAGCGAATTATGCAGGAGGTGGACAAACTCCCGATTCATAAATTTATAGAGAAGGAGGAAGAGCACAATGAGCATGAGTAACAAGACATACGACATCCTTAAGTGGATTGCTATGTATCTGCTTCCGGCTGCTGGTACATTATATTTTGCACTGGCTGGAATCTGGGGTCTCCCGTATGGAGAGCAGGTAGTCGGAACCATCACTGCGGTTGATACTTTCCTTGGTGTTATCCTTGGAATCAGTACATCCCAGTACAACAAGACTGCTGATAAAGAAAAATAATGAAAGTGTCATGGAGGACTAAACATTATGGCAAATATGAATGTAAACAAAGTCATTTACGGGGGGGGATGTCCTTATCGATCTTACTGGCGATTCCGTCAGTGCAGATAAGGTCCTCAAAGGTATTACTGCTCATGATAAGAGTGGTGCAAAGATCACGGGTACCTGTACATTCGACAGCGATACTTCCGAAGATACTGCGGCTGTCGCTGAGATTCTCGTAGGAAAGACTGCGCACGCCCGTGGAAGTAAGCTTACAGGTACTATGAAGAACAACGGCGCTGTCAAGGGTATCATCTCAACTGTGGCTGGAGAATATACAGTACCGCAAGGCTATCATGATGGCTCTGGTAAGGTGTCTATTGACGTCACCGAACAGGCTAAGCTTATTGCTACTAACATTCGTGAGGGTGTGACAATTCTTGGCGTTGAGGGTGCCATGTCTGGTTCTGAGGATATGAAGCCACAGAGCAAGGAAGTAACACCGTCCAAAGAAGCTCAGACGATCATGCCCGATGAAGAGTACAACTGCTTATCTCAGGTTACAGTTAAGGCAATCCCATATGTAGAAACCGATAACTCTGCCGGAGGAAAGACTGTTACAATCGGATAAGGAGGTTTTGTCAAATGGCTGCGAATAAAGTCGTATTCGGCAATAAAGTTTTGATCGACCTTACCGGCGATACTGTTACGGAAGAAGCTTTGCTAAAGGGCTATACAGCACACAAAGCAGATGGTACAATTATTACCGGAACGGCTTTCGCAGGATATCCTAATGAGTTCGTGTTCTTAGACAACATCCAGGACTCAAGTGGAAACCCAATCAAAGACAGTTCCGGTAAAACAATTCAGGGACAAACCATCTATCGCAAAGCTCGCAACTCGGTTCTTTTGGATTCTACGGGCGATGTGATTGAAGACGGTTTTGAACAGTAGATAGAGGTGGTTAAGTTTGTGTGGATGTCGTTTATTTCTCGATTATTCCTACATTTGAACCCTCTAGGTACTGTAAATGCTGGATAGTTTGTTTTTATTATA